TCTGATGATGTCCATGCATCGCTTGCATTAACCCAGTTGAATGTTTTGTCAGTTGTACCCTTGACAGTTAAGCCAGCCCCATCGGCTGTTGTGTCCGATGGGGAAGCAGTACTGGCTAACTCAATGTTTTTATCGTCAACAGTAACTGTTGTTGAATTAATTGCAGTGAGTGTTCCGTTAACAGTAAGGTTTCCGCCTACTGTTAAATTATTTGAAACTGTTACATCGCTTGCAAGACCAACTGTTACAGATCCGTTAGAAGCTGAAACAACCACTTCACCAGAAGTTCCTGTCAATGCAGTAACGCCAAGATTTGTTATTGCAAGCTTAGAGTTAGCGTCATCATAATTTACTGATACTCCAGAATGTGTTGCATTTGTAAGTAGTGCTGCAGCTGCATCTTGAGCGTCTTCAGTAAAGCCTGTAATCTGTCCTGCATTTATATTAATAGTTGTGCTACCGGCTGCTGTTAAACGTCCTTGTGCATCTACAGTAAAGGTTGCAACTGAATTAGCTGCTCCATATGAACCAGCTGTTACTGCTGTACTGTCTAGATTTATTGTGATAGTATCTGTTGAACTTGCTACTGAAGATAAACCAGTCCCACCAGAAATTGTCAAAGTGTCAATTCCAGAAGTAATTGTTTGATTTGATCCACTGTCTCCAGCAACCGTAAATGAAGTGGCAACATTAGAAATATTAGAATTTATATTTGCTACAAGATTATCTACATAAAGCTTTGTAGTCGCATGAGTATTTGCACTTGGTGTAGGAACAGCTACTGTTCCAGTAAAAGTTTTATTACCAGTTAATGTCTGCTCAGTTGTAAGAGTTGCAAACGCACCAGAACCACCAATGGCAATAACCGATGTAGCTGTGCCACCTGCACCACCTGTGCCCTTACCATAGTAAAGTACGTCATCAACCTCTGTAAATGCTAATTCGGCATTTTCAAGCGATGATGGTGCTCCTGACGAACCTCCGCCAGCCCTTCTTTTAATTCTAATCGTGTTTGCCATTTTTAAAAGCTTCCTCCATCAACTAAATTTTCTTCTGCATAGTTAACCCAAGCAGAGCCGTTATAACGCAAGACTTGACCTGTAGCTACCGAGTTTATAGTAACATCAGTTAATCCATTTAAAACCGATTGTCCAGTAATTAATGTTTCTGCACTGATAATTCTATCTTTTAAAGTTAAATGTGACCCAGCAGGATTTAAACCAATTACTGTTTGCAGTGCTTCTACTGCATCGTTTAAATTCGCATGCTGTAGGTGGTGTGGTACTGTATTTGAATCGAGTCTGTCTGTAGCTGTTGGATTTGTAAAATTGTCTAATCCAGATGGGTATTGTGTAGCCATTTTTATCCTTACAGAGCCAATATCTTACTAGCTGTATCACTCCAAGTTATAGTAACTGATAATGAAGAATTACTACCTTCAAAAGGTAAGCCTGGAGAATTATCTATATAAAAAAACAGTCTAGAATTAGAATTAGATGATCCAACTTGATATAAAACTATGGAATCAAATGCTGTTCCATCATGTGAGATAGTCACATCGTCTCCGTCTAAAATTCCATTAGAACTAGTAATGTTCTGCACATTTCCTGAAACAGCTACTACTGCATTTGATGGTATTTGAGAAAAGTATTGATCACTAGAAATATTTGGGGTATAGTTATCAGCATTAATTAATGCAACTCTATAGTTTGAAGAGCTTGCATTTATTTCTCCTCTTAAAAGAGATTCTTTTGCTTTTGTGTAAACAAAATTTGCCATTAGATTCCAACATCTTTTGAGACGATAATTCTGTATTTATACCCACTCTCAAAGTACTCTTTATCTTCAGTGTAATAAGCAGGAGTCGCATCTGTTAATGAAGGGAAATCTATGTACACTTCTGCTTTCCAAGAATGCATCTGTACTCTTGTGGATATATTCTCCCACCTAGATGGAGTCCTTTGTATCTTTTTTCTTTGAGCTTTAAAATAAGTGTTATTTAAAAAGTTTGAAGCTGGACGAGAATTAAATATAATTTTTACTCTTCCATAATTATAATCATTCTCTAAATAAAAATCACCATTTGCTGGAACTACCTCTGAAATATAAAAATCAGGGTTTTTTGCAAGGATTTGGACACTTGTAAACGCGTCTGTTCTTATTGATTTATCTTCTACTAAAACTTCTCCAACTTCTGGAGCTCTTACGGAAGAAAAGGAAGACGGAGTTGCGCTGTCTCCTTGCCATTCAAACAATATCTGCTCTTCAGATATAGTTTCATTGGCTGCGTCAAGAAAATTAACCAATCTTATTAAATAAGATGTTCCAGTAGTTAAAACCAAATTCTTATGCCAATATAATTTTAAAGTTCTAGATATTTGATTATAGTCAATAATTGTTTCTATAGTTTCAAAAGGGTTAGAGATTACCGTGGGAGTTGCATCGTCTGTTTGAAGTATAAAATTTGAATTAACTAAACTGCTTATTTTTATGGTTGATTGAAATCTTATAACAACCATATTTTGATCAAGTGCTACAACAGCATCTATGAGAGAAAGAGCCACACGAATCTCCTAAAGAATAAATATATATATTTAGTAACTTATCACAAGACAAAAACAAAGGGGGCGGCTTTCGCCGCCCCCAGTGTTTTAACTGCTATGAAATTAATCCTAAGATTAAGCCATTTCGTTTGTAACTTGTACGTCATAGTTACGGGCGAGTCTGACGTTCTTAGCAACTGTGATACCTTCACCGTCACCGAGCATTACAATGTCATAACGCTCTTTCATCTTCATCTGACGAATGTCACGGCTTGGATCATCAAACTGATCTGTGCTCATGTCATCCTTGACGAGGAGTGTGCCGACTTCGTTGCGGTCAATCAAGAAGAGGTCCGACTTAGCAGCATTTCCGCCACTCTTAGCTGTAAAGCTTACGAATGGTGATACGATAACGTTAAGGCCCATTGGGGCTGTTGCGTTAAGCGCACCTTCTGCTGATTGTGGGCGGTAACCCCAGCTTGTGTTAACTGCAGCTGCTGAACCACCTGTGTGGAAGATCGCATCCTTAAGGAATACTGACCACATAAGTGGGTGCAAGATGAAGTCTGTTGGGACATGGTTTTCAGCCATCAAAACAGCTGCCATATCTACAACGTCATCCCAGGTAACAGTCTTGTTTGCAGTGCCGTTAATGTCACGGCCAGTTGTGTCATCGTAGCTGCCACTGTCGTTATCGAAAACGATTGTAGCTGCATCCTTGAAACGACTGAGTGCAATTTGCTCCTTGAGTCTTGCCATTGCGCGACCAGCTGCACGAACGTGCATGCCGACAATGTCCCAAAGTGAGTCAGCAATAACTTCCTCTGTGAAAGCTAGCTTAACACCCTTTTTGGAGACCTTGCCCTCGATCTGCTTAGCAAATGCGAGTGCCTGCTCTGGGTACTCTTGGCCCTCAGGAATTTCTGAGGCTTGGATTGCGTTTACTGCAGGGAACTCCAAGGAGCGTCCCTTACCTAGGCGCACTGTTGAAAGAAGCGGAGTAACAAGAAGTTGTGGCTCTGCTGCTTCCTTAAGGGTACGTGAAATAACCTTTGGGAAGAGAATTGCTGCATCTGGTGATGCAAACGCTTCCTTAATAGTTACTCTGTTACCTTCATCGATATGTCCGTCCTCGGTTAGTGCTGACTCCCAAGCTGGGAGACCCGAGAGGAGCTCTTGGATTGTCTTACTCATCTTAGGACTATTCCTCCTGTGTTATTTTCTATTAAAGTGTAAGATTGACGCGGAATGCACCAATTACGTTGTGAACATCCAAATTGGAACGGATACCCAATTTGCCTGAATATGTACCTGAACGAGTAAGTTCAAATACTGTCTTCAAAGCACCTGGATCCGATGGCAATTGCATGTAGGAAAGCAGACCATCATCAAAGTTGGTTGCAAACTTTTCTACCTCTACTACCTTACCAACTTGGAGGTAAGAATAGACTGCAGATGAGTTATAGAAGTCAGCTGCAGCTGCCTTAACCGGACGGCCCATATGGTCAGCTCTAATAACTGATCCAACTGTTACGTCCGCATTGATACCATCAACCATTGGATATTCAACATATCCATGAGTGATGAAACCTGCGCCCTGTGATGTACCCTTATCGAATGGACGATAGAGGTCGTACTGGGCAACACCTACTGGTACTGATCTTGCAGCTACGGTTACTGTATCAGTTGCACCTGAGCTGTATGATGGAGTTGCACCATCCATTGGATCCCATGTTGATGGCATTGAATCACCCCAGGTAACTGCTGAAGCAGTTCCGTTTGCAGGAGCAACTTCTGCATCACCTGTTGATGCATTGGCTACTACTGAAAGGATGGTTCCCTTTGGAATAACAATTTCAAAGCGGTCATCTTCACTGTCTAGGTACCATGTTGGTAGACCAGCTGCTGGAAGCAAGTAAGCTGCTGGGGCAATACCCTCAGAAACTACTAGGCGACCGGCACCAGTCTTTGTTCCTACTTTACGAAATTTAGCTAAAGACATTTTATTATCTCCTTAAAGTGTTTTGTCTTAGAGCTTACGGCGACCCATAAGCGCATCTACAAAAAGCTGCTCTGCAGTGTGTTTTGTATCTGTTTTGACCTCAGAATCTTCATTGCCAACGGTGATTACATTTTGTTCACCCTCAACAACTTCTGTTTCTGAAGCAATTTCTGGCATTTCTGCTCTAGTCTGTTTGACTTGTGGCAAACGTGCCAAATCTCTTAAAGAATCTGCCAAAGAAGATGCTGTGCGTGGTGCATGCTCTTCAATTGCTTTTTCTCTATTATCAATAGATTCAAGGCCAACTGCAATTTTTGCATCAACAACTCTTTCAACAAGAGTATTGTGTAATGCTTTTTTCAGCTTCGTGTTTTCCTCTTCAAGGGCCTTTACTCTTGCGAGTACTTCAGAGTCTTCGGACTCAGTGGCTACTTCTACTTCACCATTGAGTGAATTCTCTTCTTCGGCCTTCTCTTGAGGCTCAGTCTGAACGTCCTCAGACTTCTCTTCTGGCTTTTCAGCTTCCTCAGAATCAACAGCTTTTTCAACCTGTTCATCTGCTTTCTCTGAATTGTCGTTGGAGATCTCTTCTGCTGGAGCTACAGGCTCTTCGGCTGCTGCTTCAGCGACTTCTTCTTTTACCTCTTCCTGAGCTGGCTCAACAACTTCTTCTGCCGACTCTGAGGCTATTGAAGACAATGAATTGCTGAGCTCTTCAGCTACAGCAAGGATGTCTTCTTGTTTCTCTACATTCTCCATTGTTTCATTCTCCTGAGATTCAATGTTATCTTTGATATCTTCATTAGATAGTAATGAAGCTTCATTGTATTTGTAATTTTCACTCTCTTGAATAGCCATAGCTGTCAAGAATGAGCCTTTTAATTGTAGATATAACGGTTTTGATTCTTTTGATTTAAGACCAGTTAAAATTGATCTATGCTCTTTAACCGAATAAATATCTTCTTCGTCCATGCTCAATACAAAAGCTGAACTTTTTGCTACCCAGTCATCTGTGGAGTCTTGTACTTTTACTTCTCCATCAACTGTTTTTTTACTTCTTACACCAGACTTTGAGTCTGCTGGCTGGTTAACAAATGAATACTCTTTGAATGAAATATCTTGCATGTCTACGAATGCAAGCTTACCCTTATAAACTTGACCTCTTCTATACTTTGGAAGAGTTGGTCTTCCGCCTTCACCTTCTGCGGCAAGATCTTGTCCAGAGATTGAGCACACTGCTTTTCCTGCCCTACCACCAACTGAACCAGTAAGATATCTTCTATCCATAACTTTTTCAATTGCTACTGGATCTGTGATTGCTATTTGAAGACGAACAAATGCTGATCCATCTTCTTCTTTATCCATCTTAGCTGCCATAACTCTTCCAATTGGTTCAGAGTTTAAATCATGATTCAAAATGATTGGCTTTGGATAAGGTTCTACCCAAGACTGAAGAGCTTCTTCTAAGGCTTTTGCAGAATAGTTGTTATAGTTTGCCGTTAGGCCGTTCGTGTATTGCAGCGACTTCTATTATTAGACCTTTTGATGAATTTGCTGATTCTGCAAAATTTAAGTCTACGTCAGAGAAGTCGGGCATTTCAACTGTGAAAGTTTCTACAAAATTAAAACCCATTAATATCTCCGTTTTTAAAAACCTACAACTATAGTAAATTTACTTTTATAACATTAAACAATTTTATATAAAGATATCATATTTTTGCCAACTTTTCAAGTAGATCAAAATATCTTCTATCTCCATTTTTAAAATACTCATCTATCATCTGAGGGTGCATAATATGGGGGGCGTAAATATATGACGCACTGTATAGGTTTTTGTATCCATTTTTATATGCTTCTCCACACCAACCTAGATCTTCTCCCTGAGAATGAAAGACATAATCAACATTATTATAAACATCTTTTGACATCATTTTTGCTGCCATTATGATATCTGACTTAAAATAAGTTCCAATTGGATAATTAGAAAGTCTCTTAGCTTTTTTTCCAGGCTCATCAATCCAAGTCATAACACTAGGAAAGTCTGTCCCAAAAGGAGTCATATACATCAATGGGCTTACAGCATCCGCTCCATCTTTAATATGAGAAATTAATAATTCTATTGTTGTTTGATTTTGAAGTAGAATGTCTGAATCAAGACTAAAGAAATAGTCTGGCTGTATTTTTCTTACTTCTGACAGCAAACAATTTCTTAGTGCAATCATGTTGTGATATTTTGACATAGTCCATTGACGAGCATTTTGTGCATGTTCGTGATGAGCTATATCGTCTTTAGATATCACCTCAATCATACCTATCTTTGGATTTGCTTTTTTCCAGAGATTTATATAATTAATTGTTTTTTCATCATCAGATGATGTTATGAAAACAAATCCGACTTTAGATAAGTCAATTGTTTGTTTTTCTATTGCTGCTGCCCAGTAGGGAAAAATCCAATCTCTTTTATAAATTGGACAACCAATTACTAATTTCATTTTTCTTCAGCTGTTTTTGTTTCTTTCTTTGGAGCCACTTTTGGCTGTGGTTCTTTTTCTTCTACTTTAACCTCAGCTTTAACTTCTGGCTCAATCTTTTTTTCAGCTTTTACTTCAACTGCTGTTTCAACTTCCTCTTTATTATCTTCATCATCTGATAAAAATTCAGTAAATATATCATTGAACACATCAATAATATCAGTTAGTATTGTTAAAGCCAATCTTGATTGACCGTTTTCAACAGCCATTCTAAAACCTTTGATTGCATCCTCTTCTAGAAGATATTGTTTAGAGACGTCTGAAAGAATTTGAAATGCCATTAGTTTTCCTCATCTTGTTGTATATTTGTAGAAGACTCTATCTTAACATCATATTGTTCTTCTAGCAAATTTTCAACTGTTGAAATCCAAGCTGTATCTGATCTTTTTATGTTTGGAGATGTTCTTCTGCCATTTTGATTTTGAGGTCTAGAGGCATTGCCGACGCCTCTTCTTTTTGAGGGCATATTTCTTTGGCCTGACTTTGCAGAAGCTTGTTTATCACTTGTTGCATCTTGGGCTGTCTGCTGCGCATCGATTAAATCTTTTTGCATTGCGCTTTGTATGCCACTAAATAAATCTTCTTGGTCTACTTCAGGATCAATTCCAAGTTCAGTTCTTGCTTCAGTAAGAGTTATAACTGAATTAACGAACTTTTGTATTATGTGTGTTTCTTTTTTGACTTGAGTATCAACGTCAATTTCATTAAATTTAAAATAACAACGGTCTGAAACATCTGTTTCTAGTGGATTTTTAATTGGATCAAAACCACCTTCAAAAAGTATTTCGTTAAAGATATGAAGTCTAACCATTTCAGCAAATTGTTTTTGAAATTGTTTTATTCTGTCATACAAGGCAGTATCTAGTCTTTCTGACATAGATCTATTGCCACCATTCATTGTCATACCTAAATGATGTGGCGCAACTCCTAAACCAATAGCTACTCTTTCCTTGAAATGATCTAAGTAATTTGATGCATCAAGTGCTTCTTGTGCAGAACCGATAACATCTACGTTATGTCTAAATGGTAGTATTAATCCACCTTCTGCTCTAAGATTTTCAATTTCTGCTGCTGCCTTGTCTATTTCTTCTGGCTCTGCTGGCTGATCTGCGGTACCAATTGTGTACTTATATAAAGGAAATAATTCTCTATGAACTAAGTTTTGTATATCCTCTTCCATTTGACGAAGAGCAACTATATCATCTAGCGCGTTAGATAGAAATGGAGTACCAAATGCTCTTCCTGGCTTTCTATCAAAGAACAAATGTATAACTCTGTCTGCTGACCAAACTGGGTCTCTATCAGTAGGAGAATAAGTTAACGGATCTGTTGCCTGTTGATACGACTTAGGTCTGTTGTATTTATCTCGCAAAATTCTTACTTGCTCAGTTGGGATTAAATAATAACCAACAATTGGTTGCGTGGCATTTACTGGAGTCAGAGTTGTTGGAAAATATTCTGACAATTCGCCTCTGGCTTTAACTGCAAAAACATTTGAGAACTTTAGTAGTTGATCAGATAAATCTATAAGAAAATCAAGAAATGGTCTTTTCATTGCCATTTCCATATAATCTATTCTTTGATATAAATAAGCTACTGCCTCTTGGTTTTCACCAACAATCTTCCAGCCCTCTTTCCAAAAGAGATCTTTGTATTTTGAAATAGATTGTTTTACATAGGAATCAGTATCAACAGCTTGTATTATTCTGTCAAAATCATAAGGTGATGGCTCAAAATTACTTCTTCCTGTATAAAAGTAATTAGTGCCCTGATAACCAAGAGCGAGAGCAGCTACTCTAAAATTCTTACTAAGAGACTTTACATCTTCAGCTTTTATTTCTGTAGCTTCAAACTCAGCTTCAACTGGTTTTTTAAAATTTAGGTATTTTCTGATAGCCATTATTAGACGTCCAAATATAGAGGGATACTATTTTATAGTACCCTCTACATGGATTAAATTAGCCTTCTTGAACAATTCCGTCAAAAGTCTTCTTAAGAATAATGTTTTTTACAGATTCAATCCAAAAAATTGTCTCTGGTTCAGAAAAATCACTCTTATATGATAGATTTTGCTCAGAAATAGTTATTTCAATTTTAAATTGCTTTGGAGCAGTATTTTCTACTTGCTCATTTGCTGTTTCACTCATTTTATTTATTTCCTTTTAGCTTATTAATTAAATTAGCTTGCTGTCTTATTGTAGCATCTTTGATGACTATTTCGGTCATTAATTGACTTAATTTTTCTTGAAAAACTGAAATGATCATGTTAACATCTAAATTAGACTCTTCAACAGTAGCGTCTTGCATTTCAGAGTTCATCTGATCTATATTATTAATACCATTTATTTTGGACATGTATTTTAATTTTCTGTTGGCGAAGAAAAGTTTTCTCCATCAAAAGTCCATCCAGAAATAACAACTTCTTTTTGATCTTCTTCAAGTTTTATTACCTTTGGATCAGAAGATAGTGCTGCTACCCATTGGGCTAAATTATCTTTATTCATCGGTATTACCGCAGCAACTTCATTGTCTACAACGAAAGCAAAATATTCATAGTCTTCTTTTTTTGGTGCAGCCATAGTATTCTCCTATTTTTAAACAACAATTATACCACAACACTCACAGCTTGGACCATCACAAAACTCGTTTGTTGTACAATCAGCATACGTAGTTATATACGTAAAGCATGGCCCGCATCCACAACATGATCCAACCATAACTGTTTGATAAGTGCATGTAGTTGGTGGTGGATCTGGATCTGGATCCACAGGATCAGGGTTTGGATCATCCCCTCCATTTGCAGGTGTTCCTGAACCAATGTTTAATTGATATTGTGTTCCATCAATAACGATGTATGGATTGCCACTTATGATTCTAAATTCAAACTTTTCACTACCATATTGATATATTATTCCTGCTGCAGTAGCTTCTGTGGCATAACTTTCGTTCCATGAAGGATTATTAGTTCCTACAGACCACCTTGCATGATACCCATTATAGTGAGTATTCGCTTCAACTCCTGGTGATATTGGAGATGATATCTGCAATTCTCCAGTTGCGCTTCCTCCTGGATATGTTGGTGGCGGCACTGGGCCAACTCCACCGCCTAATCTCACTGCTCCAGAAAAGTTTCCAGCTTGCAATTCATTTTCGAAAATCGTCCAACCAGCTATTTGGCCAGAGTTGGCCTGGATAGATCCCTTGACGCTTAAAGTATTTGCTCCATCCCAATAGATATAGCTATCTATTGTTCCAACTCTAAATTCTGGTGAAGATATTTCAACTCCTGCAGTATCTGTTTTCCATCTATTATTTGCATTAATGAAAACAGATCCAGCTTTAACAGTTCCTCTAATGGAAGCGGACGAAAACTCTGCGTGTCCATCTCCACCTATAACCCAACCAGCTGTTCCATCTGTCCACGTTGAAGTATTGTTATTGTACGAGCCGTTATAATTAGATGATCTAATAATTGCCATATTTGCAGGAGCATTAATTGTTGTTTGAGCTCCCTGCTGCTTTAAAATTATTTCATGTGCGTTAATTGTTCCAGCTGTAATCTTTGATGCAGTTAGGGATCTTATATGTTGGCTTTCAATTAATTGAGTCGCAGATGACTGCTTTAGGCCAGAGCTTGGAGTCCAACCACTGGAGTTTCCAGATGTGTCAACTGCTCTAACCCTTCCATAATACGTTACATCAGTTTGTGTGGAGCTATCTGTTGCTGCACCAGTGTTGGTCGGAACATCTATCGTAAAGACGCTTGCTGATGCTTTTCCCGTTGAAATTAAAGTTGTACCTAGCGCATCAGAATATAATTCATACTCATACTCTTTTACGTCAAGATCTTCAGTTGGCTCAAAAACAAACATTACTGACTTATAGTTTCCATAAATAAAAAACGTAGTATTATTTATGGTTCCAGGAATAGTTTGGTCTCCTGGAGTTTGAATCCTGATAGACTCATATGGAAAATCAACAGCAGAAATCTCTGTGTTTTTTGCCTTAAGAGTAAATAAGTAGTCTTGACCAGGCTTAAGGTTTGTTATTTTTTTTACAATTTTAGCCATTATTTTAACCCACCTACTGACTTAAAAGCTATATCTGGTTTTACTTCTTCATCATTTAAAGAAAGATTATATCTTTTTGAAAAAGTATATTTTTCTATTTTACATCTATTCCCAGATGAAGATGCGTTTTTTTCATTTAAAATTTCTATTTCAAAAGAAAAATCTCCATATATTTCTTCATAAACAAAAAATGTATTATCAGAAATAATATCTAAAGAATATATATTCTGATTTTCTTGAACCACAGGCGCGTACAAATCAATATCTATATTTGATTTTATTACCTTTTGTCCTTCACCTATTGCTGAAATTTTTATAACTTTTATTCTAATCTTTCCACAGTCTGGTCCTTTTTCTGCATAAATATTTAATTTTGGACCATTAAAAATTCCAACTGCTTTAGCTCCTGGAGCTGAAGATTGATTATTCATCCAAATTCCAGCAGTGCCTAAAAATGATAGAGAGACAATTCTCTCATTTGATGCTCCATTTTGTACTACAGTTGAATATTGATCAATTGAATTATTGAAAGAACCTGTTTCTTGGCCAATATAATTAGCCCCTGATGTAGGTGTTGTAGAAATATATGAACCAGAACTTAACTGAATGTACTGAATGTTATCCTTATGATAATAGATATAATAAGTCCCAGGAAGTTCTGAACCTGCAGTGCCTGCAGTTACAGATTTAAACCATAAATTTTTTTGATAATCAAATTCACTTGATCCACCTAAAATCAAACTATATGTTGGTGTGTAAGCTGTTGCTGTTTCATAAACAACTAAATATGAATCAGAGTCAATTTTATTTTTGATTAATCCATCTTCATAATAATATAGACGCCCAATATCTAAAGAACCAAGATTAACATGAACCCAATCTCCCTGTTTTAAATTTTCAGTAAGGGTAGGAAAAAGTATTTTTCTTCTCACTGGTGCATATGTCGTTGAAGAGTTTTTTGTATATGTAAACCAAGTCATAATTATATCTCGTTATATAGTATTTCAAACTCGTATGAGTTTATTTTGTCATCATCTATTTCTATTTCAAAAGTTGCATCAAAGTAGAGTCCACCGCCCACTAAAGTGCTCTGCTCTAATCCTGTTAGGGTTATATTAGAATAGCCGTTTTCACCTAAAGAGCTGTAGTACTCTTCTCTGCCAGAAGTGTAGTCAATGCTTTTAGCACTTATTGGGGCTGAACCATCAATACCTGAGTGTGAGTGGGTAGCAAGTGGCATTCCGCCTATTGTTGCACCTTCTGCCAAGAAGACATTACCAGTAATTGTTCCGCCATCTCTTCTTAAATATTGAGGGTGAGCATCTCCGTCAAGATCATCTAGCTGAGCGTGAGAAGATCTAAGGCTACTTCTTTTTTCTGAGTCTACTGGCATAGATTCAAACAAATCTTTATAGATTTCAATATTTTCGTCAGTTGTTTGAGAAAGAATTTTTACTCTTTGTATTGCAATAGACTCTAGTTGAACTATGTAGTTCACATATCTTCTTTTAAGAGAAATAGACTGTAAAATTCCATCCATTCTAGATGAGAACTGGATTCTTCTCTCAATGTAGTCAGTTGTAACTGAACCTAAGTTGCCCGTAACTGCATTATTAGCCATTACAATTTCACCAGCTAGGGTTGGGCATTCTCTTGATATAGCAGACGTGGTAAAGTCAAAAACAAGCGGCTCAATTACCGATGACTTAAATGACATTGCTGGAAGTAAATAGCTTGAATAAAAAGTTTGAGCTATATCAACAGAATCCCTTTTAATTAAGTTTGAAATAGTTTGTATTTCTGAAATGTATGAATTAACTTTTAACGCAAAAAATGATTGGAATTGGGCTGCATGTTTTTCAGTAATTTTTTCTACTTCTGATTGAGGAATTGTTGCCGTAGGATTTGTGATTTCTTTAGCCAACTGTTTCGTATAATGCGTAGCTGTTTTGGCCCAGTCAGATAAATGTTTGGCAATTTGACTTTCTGTCTCATCTTTATATGCCTCCCCTAAATGGTGTGTAACAATATTTCTAATTATTACAATTTCATTTTTTATGTACAAAAGAATTTTTTTAATGTCAATTAAATGACCGAATGTAGTATGACTAATTGAAAGATCATAATTTTTTACTAAGTCTCTACATGCTCTACAAAGATGTTGTGATGCGTAAATATATTCTTTATATGGGATATAGTTTGGTGTTTCTAAATCTTTAGCTGTTTCATTAGTTTTAGTAATATCTTTCCAAACTGCTTTATGAGCTGTTTCTAACTCTATATTGCAGTAAGCGTTAATATTTACTTGTTCAAGATTTGTATCTATTTCTCTTATCAATTCAGAAATAATATTTTCTGCATAAAATACGTGTGATCTAACTTCTGAAATTGGAACTTGTGAAAAATCTGTGAGATATTTTGCAGGAGTGTCTGAAATACCAGCAGCACTTCTAGCTGCAGCCCTTTGGTCTAAAGAAGTATATCCAGATACATTTTCTGTAGAATTAGAAAAAATACCTTCAACTGCGTTAGGTTCTCCTATCCCATATTGTGGCATCTTTAGAAAGTCTTTCTTTTAATCGGAGCAGTGCCTCTTTTTCTAAACGATTTTTTATAACCAAATTTAGATGGCATTAACTTTTCTGCTCTTGGGGGTATTGCACTTACAATTTTATCATCTTCATCTTCAGACGACGGTGGCTTTGGCATAAAAAATGTATTTGAAAATGTTTCTGTTCGAGTAGTATATTTTACTTTATGAAGATCTCCGTAATTTTCGGTTATTGCCAGCAGTGCTAGCATCAGTGCGTCGTGTGCGTGATCTACGGCTGATCCACTAGCTTCAAAAACCGGTCTACCAGTTTGAGTGGTTCTTAAAACCACATAAGATATTAGTTGCATATACATTTCTGTATCTTTTTCAGATATATTTAAAATTTCTTTTTCTAAATATTGTCTAAGATTGTCAACCATGTACGGTTTAATTTCTTTTTTAACTAACTGTTTAGTATAGGGATCCCTAATATCAATGGTTTCGCTAAAACTAACTCCTTTTACCTTTTCTCTTAATCCACTGATTGGATTTTCTACACCATATTTATGAAGTAGTTCTACTTGGACTTCACCATAACCTCTATCAACATAAATATGTTTTGGGTTATAGATTGAATTTAAATGGACTATTCTTTGGACAGCTGTTGTCAGAGTATATTCGGATCTTTCTATTTCTTCTCTGTAGCAGAGTTTTACTTTATTTCTGAATTGTTCATCTTCATACGAATCTGCACAGACTTCTAAAACAACTATGTTTGTTCCAGCTCCGTATTTGTCCCAGTCAACTCCTATGGTATAAAAGTTTCTAGCCGAAGTGACTTCAGTTACATAATCCCAACCTGGTTCGACAAAAGCTCTGTCTACAAACTTCCTAGGGTAAACGCCTTCTGCATCTTCTCCCCAGTCTGCTTCAATTTCATGTCTGTAACCAATTTCTGAATATTGTTCTCTAAATTCATCTTCTTGATCTTTACTAAAGAATGGGTTGCAATAAGATGGAAACCAAAATTCTTTAAATCTTTCTGACCTACACCATTCCCAAAATCTTTCTCTTCTACCAGTTGGAGTAGATGCGCCAATAAGAACTTTATCTGGTTGATCTTCTGCGGTTTTTTGCAACATTGCATATAGGGCGTCAAGGTCATCTGCGTGCATGTAGTCCATTTCGTCTAAAACAATTACGTGTGCTTCCTGACCACGAGCTACGTCTGATTTTCCACCTGAGCGCATACCAGATGTAAAGAATCTAATTGTTGATCCATTAGAAAATTGAATCATAAACTGAGGACTAGTAACTTTTCTTGTTATAGAGTTTAAAACTATTTCATTTTTAGATGCGAGTCTAACAATTTCTTGATATATCAATTCTACGTGAGATTTCATTGGAGCTATAACCAAACATCTGCCGTCTTTATGAGTATAGCTATAATGCAGAAGTGCAATAGCCATACTAAATGTTTTTCCTAAACGACGACCAGCTCTTAAAACTTTTCTTAATGCTGGATCACGTAAAATCAAGGTTTGATAGACTCTTGTTTCTGCTCCCAAAAATTGCTTTGCCCAAACACAAGGATCTTTTGCAAGATGTATTTGTCTTTGCTGTTCAGTAGAAATTCCTGCATCAAGTAAATCAACATCAACCTCAAATGGTTCATCAATTAACAATGAAAGCTCTCTATTTGTTAAGGGTCTTTCTGTAATAGGTTCTCCACTCATCCAACTAAGATGTTGAAGTTTATTTTTAAACACCCATTCAATTCTATTAACCTGCTTAACAGTTTCTGGATCTTGCTCTCTTATTATTTCAATAAGATCTTCTCTAGACAGTTTTTCTAAATTTTGTCTAAATTTTAATGTTTTATTTTTTAATGTTTGAGTCATAATTATCCAAAATGTGCTGCCATCATTGATGCTTCTGAACCTAACAAGCTTCTTGCGTTAAGTCTTGAATTTTGTATTGCCATTACACCTCTAGCTCTTGATGTAGCAGCAACTTCGTTATCTTTAAAACCAGTTCCAAACATTGGTTTACTAATTGATCCTTGCATAGATTTTAGCGCATCTTTTGCAAAATTTGCTCCAGCTACAGCAACTTTTCCAAAACCTTTTCCAATATCATATATTAATTGCCCAGTTGCAAGTACGTTAAGAGGAGTTAAGGCTGCTCCTAAAGTTCTTGATGCTCCCATGGCACCAAATTTAAGTGCTGTTGATGTTTTTCCACCTGCTTTGGCATATTGGAAAGCTGTAGCCATCATCTTTCCTCCACCAGCACCTCTTGCTAAGAAGTTTCCTGTGTACTTGCCGCCAGCAGCAAAGTCATCCATAAAATTAGCTGCAAAAGTTTTTGCACTCATTCCACTATTTGCGCCTAATCTAGTACTTACCTTGTGCATTAATCTTTGTTGACCAGATGTCATATTCATTAGATCAACAGTTCCAGCGTAGTAGCTAGTTATTCTATTGGATAGTTTTCCTGTCGTCATTGTTGATGCTACTGCTCTAGTTGGATTTGCCGCAATATCCATGTAATTTGAAAGTGCTGCTGCATTTGCAGCTGTTCTTGCAGCTTGTCCAGAAGCTCTTACTGCAGAAGCTATAACTCTAGTTGGGGCTGTAGTGCCCGGAGAAAGTATTGATGAGCCAGCTCTCATTGCTGCTCTTGTTGATTGTCTTGCAGTTATTGCAGCTCTTGTTACTGCTGGGCTATTTTGAATAGCATTTAATGATGGATTAGCAAGTGATTGTACTCTAGCTATATTGTCAACTAGTTTAGATTTTTGAGCAATTGCTTTACCGTACCTTATTGATTGGCGACGGCTCATTGTTCCACCACTAGCTAATTTTGATGTTCCTCTAGCTATGGTTGATTCAAGATTACTAATTCTGTTGATTGATTCAATTCTACCTAAAACTCCACCAGAGAATGCTTTATCGCCTTCCTCTAACTTTGCTAATGAACGTAATCTAGCTGACTTATCAAATGCTCCACTTACCATTCCTGACATACTTTGGAATGGAGTATAAAAACCTAAAGATTTATCTCCCGTTAATGAGGTAAGGCTTGATAATCTATTAAGAGCTCTAGGTCTAAAGTTTGTATTTAATGACTGACTAAGAAAAGGTGTAGCATTTGCCTTAGCTGCTCTTTTTTGAGCAAGATTTCTAAGAAATTTAGAGTTTGAATTAGCTCCAAAAAACATTCCTGAACTTGAACCAGGAACTGCAGTTTGATTACCTACAAAACCTCCTAGTTTTTTAGCCCTACTTAATCTTCTTCCTGTAGTTCCTGCTCCAACATCGGCAAATCCACCTTTAAATAAAGTATTTGCATATCTTCTAGAGTTAACCAATGATGTTGTAGATAGCCCAGGAATTGACTCAGTAAGTTGAAATGCTAGTGGAACATCCACGTCACCTTTTGCCATCCCACGCATTGCCATTCCAGCGGTCATATTTTGTGGATCGTATGAATAATCCCCATATTCCATTTGGCCAGTTAATGGATTTAATGCCATTAGCCTCTCCTCTGGTTATGCATACCGAGAACTATGTTGCCGCTTGCATTTAGTCTTTGTGCGGTAAGTAGTGATTGATTATAAAATGGTGATTCAGAAAGTATTTGTCTATTTCTTGCTGCTGTTCCAATAATGTTATTTCCACTTATTGCTGTTCCAACTGCCCCACCAATTGCCCCACCAATTGCTGCACCGATTTTTGGACTAAAACCTCCAATTGAACCAACAATGGCACCAGCAGCAGCGCCGCCGCCAATACCTAGCATTGGTGGAATTGCAGCTCCTACTGGCCCTGTGTTAACTCCTGTCCTTGATAAATTTCTTGCTCTAGCAATACTTCGTCCTGGAAGTCCGCTATTCATATACAGCATTGATGGAGTTAAATCAGTTCCTAAAACTGCTCTATCTGCTTGTGGATCACCAAATGCAACATCCATTGCATTATCTATTGCGTTTGGAACTACTTGGTCAGTAAAGCCTTTTACGCCCTTATAACCTATGTAAGCTCCTGCTGCTATTGCACCAGTTTTGCCCATTCCACTGAAGCCCAAAGCTCTTCTGCCAACTGATGTCATTGCAGGAGCAATTCTTGGACCATATCTTCTTGCTATTGAATCTAAAAGTGGCATTTTTACGCTCCGAAAAGATGATTGTATTTATCAGATCCCATACGAGTATGAGATATTTTATTTCTATCTAAATTTCCTACTACACCTGCTGTAACTAATGGATCTCTTCTTGAAGAAGATTGTGAAGCTATTTGTTGATCAAGAGCGTTAAAGTCAGCTATTGCCATTGGCCCAATATTTGCCTCGGTTGGCTGTTGCTGCATTACCTCTTCATACAGATCTTCTTTTTGGCTTCTCTTACCTAAATAGTAACCAGCACTTAGTGCTGCCACAGCTCCAAGACCTTTATAAACTCCTGGTTTTATTTTTGCAACTTTGTCAATTAAATGTTGATTTCTTGCAAGCCTGTCTGCAAATAAGCTCGTTCCACCTACTCCTGAATCTGCTCTTGCTGCTGAAAAAGCTCCTCTAATTCTTCCAAAAAACTCTGGATCATCAACCCCTCTTCTCAGCACTGATTTAAATAATTCTCTTTGCTTCGTTGCAGAGGCTCTTGTTACCAAATCTATACCTGCACCACCAACTCTAGTTGCTTCTGAAACTGCTTCGTTAGAAAGTCTTGGGAAAAATGTAGAAAATTCTTCATTAATATCACCCAAAGAAACTACTAAACCTTTTTGAGCTGCAAGCGTGTCAGTATCGGCAGAGCCAGCAAGTCCTTGTATTAAAGACTGAACTTGTCGTGCTTTATCGCTTTCACCCAAAGTTGCTACACCAACTCCAGCTCTTTTATATGATCTACTGAATACTTTATATGCCTCAACTCCACCTGCTTCATTTAGTGGCTTAAAAGCTGACAATACCTGATTTGCTTGTTCTCTTGTTGTTGCTAAACCTGCTTCTATCATTGCCTCTGGTGATCTACTCAAACTAGCTAGATGATCTACTGTGGCCATATACATACTCTTAGCTTCAACTACTGCTCTTCTTGTACTATATCCTGCAGATAACCTTCCACCATATATAAAGTTAACAGTCAGACCTTCAGTTTCTCTACTTAGAGTAGATAATCTTAAGGCATTGCCCCTTGATCCCATAGCTTGTTCACTTAAGAATCCAACTACGTTACCGGAATCATCCAATGTTTTTGATTTTTCTAAAATTGTTTTTGGAAGTAAACTTACTGTTTCTCCAGCAACAATTTGCTTTTGTGTTCTTGCGGTAACTGCACCAAGTTCTCCAAGATATCTTGCATTACTTCCAAGTTGTCCAGAAAGCGATTCTACTCTTCCAGCAATTTGTGCTTCAGATACAGGCCCAGTTGATACACCTGCTGTTTCTGCAACTTGTCTAAGTAAGGATTTATTTTCTTTAATTAAAGGAGAAGTTACTTTAGATAATCCAACAAATGTTGATCTAACATCTGCGTTCATCGATGCCCCTGATATACCGGCATTATATACAGCGTCTCTATAAGCAATTTGTGCTACTTCAGTTACTGGGTCATGAGTACCTCTCATTAACCTTGTAACATCTCCACCAAAACCTGCTGTTTCTGGAAGTGGGTTAAAACCAATTTGGCGAGTTGATACTAGACCTTGAATAAGAGCTTCTTCATTTGCTGCAATATTTGATCCTATTGCATCTATTAGTGGTGCTCTTCTTGCAGACAGCATTTGATTTGTTGAATGTATATTCGTCATTTGTATTGGACTAATGCCCAATGTCTGAAAAGTTGGCTGTCCCATAGGAAGTGGTGAATCTATAGATAGGCCTCTAATTCTATCTATATTTTCCCTAATAAATGCTTGAGGATTAAAACCTGTTGGGAGATCTGTTGCTATTGATGGACCGACAGGGTTTGTTGGGTCGGGAGTAAATAATCTAAATGATCCAGTATTTGGATCAAATTTTAATCTTGCGCTTTCATCTGTACTGCCTGCAATAATTGCAGACATTGGAGTATCCATTTCAATTCTTTGAATTGCGTCTGTTCCAATTATATTTTCATATGCTGCTTGTGTAAGATATCTTGGATCAGCTAGATTTGTTGTTGCAACAATAGCTCTCGATGAGGCAACGTTTAGTCTTGCAGAAGCTATTTTTTGAAATGTTGATTCAGTTAAACCAGGAAGGCCAACTCCTTGTATGAAATCTAGTTCATCTCTATCTGTATATTCTAATACTTTTTCTGCGACTTTTCTATCGGTAAAGTCAACGTGAGATGCTTGACTTGAAGATAATAAATCAAGCAGTTCAGTTGCTTCAGCAGATCCGCCTTCAACTTCTTTTCCTAATAACTCTAAAAAATTTGTAGACTGTAAAACGTTTTCAAGACCAAAAGGTTTTACAGCTTCTCCTGCGACTCTTGCTTGTTGTAGTGCCGAATCAGAAAGTAAAGACTGCAAACCCAAAATAGCTTTCTGCTCTGGAGTACCCATAGATGTTTCTAGTCTTTTTGCTAATTTATTATTTAGCTTTTCTCTAACTGTTCCTAGAACGTCAACTAATCCACCATTACCCATTCTTTCTTCAAATCTTGTAATTATTTCTTCGTCTACTCCAAGTGATCTTGCTGATGTCGCCATTCCCCTAACGTCAAATTGACCATTGTATGCAACCAAAAAAGCATCGTCTGCGCTTAATTGTGAAAATAAATCACTATAATATCCTTTAGCCTGACTTCTGCCAGCTTCTGTTGTTAAATCATAAATTCTGTCTGCCAAACCTCTTGGGGCACTCCCGAACCTTGTTTCCTTTTCTATTACTGCAGTTCCTAATCCGGTAACTCTTCTTAGATCATATGGATCAGCAGAAACATAACCAGACATTTGAGCTGTATTGAATCTTGCACCAAGATCTACTCCTCTATCTATTTCAACAGTTCTTACGCCCGCAACATCTTTTAGTGAACCAGTTCCTACTGATATTGATCTAGCTAAATCTATATCGCTAACACCTGTTGTTTCAATGTCTGCAAAAAATAATCTTGCTGTACTTGGCAAATCTTTTAATGATGCATGCCCGCCTCTTGCAACTCTAGCTTGCAACTCTGACAATGATGGCAAAGCTCTTGTTCCAACCCTTAATGTGGACAAAGGATCAGTATATGCACCACTTTCAGCTAATGGATCTACTGTAAACGTTGCTTGTTGCATTAGATCTAACATCGGCTCATATCCGGCTTCTGTTGTTGTAACCATTCTTGCTGTTGCTCTAAATGGGTTTGCTGATGGCAGATATACTCCTGGAAAACCAAGTTGTTCAACCATTGTTTGCATTTTGAAAACATTAGTGGTGAGTTCATCAACTAAACGAGTTCTTTCTTGCAAAGAAGAAATTAAACTAAGGTCTATTTGTCCTGTAGATTTTGAAGCTGCTTGTAGCGCTCTTCTTCTAGCTGGACTTATTGCAACACCAGCTCTTAATTCTTCGGTAATAGCTCTTCTATAATTAGCCTCAAAAGCACCGTAGGTTTCTAATTGTTGATCTACAGTTCCATAAATATTTCTAAAAGTTGCTGAAGCTGCAGAAACTGGGCTTTGAAGATTTCTTACAAGGGCTGTGTTTAGCCTGCTAGTTTCATTTTCTCCAAATAGTTGTCTACCTAAATTTCTAAAAGATTTTGAAAGTTTATCTAAAACTGAACCTGGGGTTATATCATAATTTACTGGATTTTGTAAATCATATCCAAGATCTAGACGTGGATTTCCCCTGTAGGGTCCTATAGGAGGAAGTGCTGGCATTTTTGCGTCCTATTATTTTTCGTCAATAACTTCTGAATCTATAATGTAGTCATCTATTTCTGTTGTACCAAGCTTTTGCTTAATAAGCTTTTCTCTCTGTGACTCAATTGATTGGACTCTTCCAATGATGTCTGATATTGCTTGTGCGGTATCAAGTTGAACTTGTCCAACTTTAGCTTTTGCTTCTCTTGTTGCAAGAAGTTGATTTCTTAAATCTTTTCTTCTTTTATGCAGCTTATCTTCAAGTTCAACCGCTAAGTGAAGTTCTTTTTTCATAATTGGATTTCCATCAGAATCTACACCTATAATATTTTCTTGAACAAAATGTTCTTTTGCTAGTAGTTTTGTTTTTCTTAAGTATTGAACTTCTTGGTCAACAAGATCTCTAACCATCGAAACTTCAACTAGGTTATTTGGATTTACTTCTAATTGCTCTAGGTATTCCGCAGTAAACTGCGAAACTATTGACATTTCTATTGGGCATGGTTTTCCTCTTGGAGCAAGGCTCTCTTTAAGAAGTGGGCATGTTGATGCAAACAGGCAACGTTCAGCTTCACAGTTCATTGGAATAGAAGAAAACATTGTGCTTCTTGTTTTTTGTGGTTTGATTATTTCTACTGCTTGGTCAATCTGATCATTTGTCCAATGTTCTGGAAAAAATAAATCTGGTCTAATTGATTCAAATTCTTTCATAAAAGACATTTTGTCTCTTTTTTCAATTTCTGACATATTACACCTATCTATGGATATTCTGAAAGAATTTCATTCAAACTCTTTTGTAGTTTATTTATAATATCTGAGCTTGTTCCAGCGTTGGTGAACAATCCAACTTCTCTCATTTGATCTGCAGTAAGGGTATTGCTAATAATATATCTTGCGCCCTTGCAGACATCGCAGTAAACTTCTTTTTCTTGTGTTGAACAAATACACGGATCTATAATAGAAAATGCTTCTAGTGCTTTTGCTATTTCATACCATTTTCCTTTAAAAAGCTTTTTTGTTTGCTCTTTATAGGCTCTTAATTTTTGCTGATCACTTGATAAAAGCGTCCCCATGTCTAAGGACTGCTTCATTAAATCCATTATTGTACGATATAGAAAATTGGGTAATTCAAAATCATCGTTTTCATTTATAAACATTTTCCAGTTGTTCATGATATTATTTTATCCTATTTATGCGTATCTTCCAGATCCTTGTGGAGAAGATATAGGATTTATTGGGGCAGGCTTATAAGCACCCGTTGATCTATTTGTGGCCATCATAGAAATAGCTGAGGCACCGACCATTCCATAGCCAGTGACTTTTTTCCCAGCTTTTATGTGACCAGGTCGCATATATGCTGCTAATGCCTCTGGCGTTACCATCCCAGCTGGTGCTGCAGCCGCCATTGCACGGGCCCCTGATGATATAGCTCTTCCAGCTTTTGTTCGGCCACCTATAGCTGCGAACATGTCGCCTACATATTTTCTACCTATACCTGCTGGCATGATATTCCTTAGTACTCGTACATTCCAGTTGGTCTACCAGAAGTTTTATCTAGACCAGACCTTCTTCTTCTCATTAACATTGATCCGCCCAAAAAAGCTGAGCCACCAATCATTGCTGGCTTTTTACCATAGCGTGCTATATCTTTTGCACCACCTGGTATAGCTGTTGTCACTCTACTTCTAAGGCCCCTTAAAGAAGCTCTTGTTGGCATTGGCATTAGTTGCCTCCTTTGTAGGTATAGTAAACTATACTTCTTTTAATAGCCCTGATTTTTTCTTAGGTTTTTTAATATCAAACTTAAAAATTTCGTTTTCATAGTATAGTTGAAAAATACTTCCTCTAGGAACTACGGTATTTATGATACTGTCAGCTAAAGGTGATTCAATTTGCTCTCTTCTTATCTGAGATAAACCTCTTGCCCCTTTTACGCTGTCAATTCCCTTATCAATTAAACCTTCTATAACTGAGGAATTGTATTCAAATGAATATCCTTTTTTTCTCATCTTTTCGGCAACTATTGACATTTCAAGTTGTGCGATAGTTTGACAGTCAGATTCTGACAAATAATTAAATATTATAATTTTATCTAATCTATTTAAAAACTCTGGTTTAAAATGTTTTTTGACAGCGTCGTTGGTATTTCTTTCTAAAATACTTCTATCAGGTATTTTTTTAGTTCCGGTTTTATAATTAACATCTCTATTAAATCCTGTTCCAGAACCTAGTAAATGTTCTGTAGTTTTATCATTTCCAAGATTTGTTGTCATGATAATAATTGCATTTTTAAAATTAACTAATTCACCTTTAGCATCAGTGAGAACACCATTGTCAAATACTCTTAAAAATGTATGCCACAGATCTGGGTGTGCTTTTTCAACCTCATCTAACAACACTACAGTGCTTGGGTGCTGCTTAATTGTATTAACTAATTGTCCACCTTCATCGTGTCCGACATATCCAGGTGGTGAACCAATTAGCTTCTGATTCTCATGTTTATGTTGATACTCTCCACAGTCAATTCTAACTAATGGATAATCATTACCAAAAAGATATTTGTGTAGCACATTTGCTAAATGTGTTTTACCTACTCCAGATGACCCAGCAAATAGAAAAACCCCAAGAGGTCTATCGTTATCTGACAATCCAGCTTGTGAACGTCTCAAAGAAGATACGATGGCTTCTATGGCATCATCTTGGCCAATAACGTTAGATTTTAGATGGTTTTGTAAACCTAGATATTTTTGTTTAGAAATCTGTTTTACTTTTGGTGCTGTTTTTGATTTGGCATCAAAAGGGAAATCATCCATATCTATCTTTGGATATTTTGGTCTAATCTTTTTTAACGATTCAATAAATGCACTAGATATTTGATCGTCGTCTAATTCATCAACTGGGTCTGAAACTCCCGTATACGCAATATTCAACCAAAGGTCAATATCTAAGCCTGGGTTTAGCATAATGCATCCGTTTAAACAGAGCATCCGTGCATGATTCTGCTGCTGCGCGACTCATCATTCTTAATGAATCTACAATGTCTGATTTTAGATTAAAAACAAAAGTATCAATAACTTTTTTTCTAAAAGAAATAATATCTGGATCTCTATGTTCCTTCTTGTAAGAAACAATGAAGTCTTCAATTTGTTCTGGTTCAAACACTTTGAACTTTGCATAAGTTGCCAACTCAGGAACATATATTTGATAAATTTTCATATGTCCTCGATTCTATCGATTATTGGATATAGTACTGCTTAAATCCAAGTTAGTTGATAACCGTCTAGTATCTGGGGACAATTATTATAATATAATCTTCAGTGTGTTTGATACTGAGTATAATACTTCCCTAAGGCTTCTAAATACCCAGTATACATATGTTGTCAAATTCTGTCAAATTACTTTCGAATTTTTTCGATGTCTGGATGGCTTTCCATGCACGGGCCAAATGCAGCCCAAATACTTATTAAATCATGGGGAGATCTAATTTTAGTTTTAAGTATGTGCACTGCTCTTAAATAGTCTGGATTCAAATCAATTTTTCTATTCATATCTTCTCTCGTAAGTGTTGGTATGGTGTATACTTTGCGCAACTATTATACCATTGAAAACAAAGGAAAATATGACTGAAGAACTGAAAAAGTTGTACACCCTGTTAGATAAGGTCCGTACTTTAATCTTGGGATCTGATCCTCAGAGCAGAAAAGAATATTTGTACTTAAAGCAGCAGATTATTGAAAAAATAAAATCAGTTGAAACTGAATTGAAGCTAAACAAGAAAAATGGTATACTATCACAATGAGTGACTCAAAGCAATTAGAATTAGCCATTGCTCAAATTGAAAGACAGTTTGGTGCAGGCTCTGTAATGAAATTAGGTTCAGAAGATTTTGAACCATGGCCATCTGTTCCAACAGGTGCTTTATCGCTAGATAGAATTCTTGGAATTGGCGGTTTACCAAGAGGTAGAGTTGTAGAGATTTATGGACCAGAATCATCTGGCAAATCTACACTTGCACTATCAATTGTTGCACAGGCCCAAAAGATGGGTATCACATGTGCATATGTTGATGCTGAACACGCCCTTGATCCAGTTTATATGGATGCTGTTGGTGTTCGTGTTAATGATCTTGTTTTTACACAGCCAGATTACGGCGAACAAGCACTTGAGATAGTAGATAAGCTTGTTGCTACTGGTGAGCTTGGAGTTATTGTTATTGACTCTGTTGCATCTCTAATTCCTAAAGCTGAATTAGAAGGAGATATGGAGTCTGCACAAATGGGCTTGCAGGCAAGAATGATGGCTAAAGCTATGCGTAAGCTTGTTGGTCAAGCAAATCAGCATAAGACACTTTTAGTATTTATTAACCAGCTTAGAAATAAGATTGGTGTAATGTTCGGCAATCCTGAAACTACTCCAGGTGGTATGGCACTTAAGTATGCTGCATCTGTCCGTATTGATATTAGAAAGAGAGAAGATATCAAGGACAAAGCTGGCAATTCCGTAGGTATCGTGTCTAAGGTAAAGATTATAAAAAATAAGATGGCTCCACCTATGAAGGTTACAGAGTTTTCTATTCTTTATGGCAAGGGTATTGATGAACATGGTTGTGTTTTGGATGTTGCGCTTGAAGCTGGCATTCTCACACAAAAAGGTGCCTGGATTTATTATGAAGGCGAACTCTTTTCACAAGGTAGAGAAAACGCAATCAATCAGCTGAGAGAAAACGAAGAAGTCTTTAACTCAATTAAAGAAAAGATCAAATCAATCTCTCACTAGAACATTATGACTATAGGGTTACTATAGCTATATGAAATTTTCTGGCAGATTTATGCAGGCAGCAGTTGATGCTGGTTCTGCTTTGGGTAAAACCAAAAGATCTGCCATAAACCCAGCAACTCTAAGAAGAATAGCTTCTGCGCGCCCCGCTGTAAGAGCATCTGAATCAATTGCTCCAAGAGCTGCTCAAAGTTCTGGTGTCATAGAAGCTGTGCTACCTAAGCCAAAAAGATCTATCTCAATGGCTACAAGAGGGTCTGACCTATTAAGTATTGTTGAATCTGGAGAAATTAGCTCCAGAAAAGCAACCACTAGTGGCTATTTGGGTAATAAAAAATTCTTAGAAGAAGCTGGGGTAGCAGACGAGAGCAGTTTTAACGGATATAACGCTGTTAGAGATAGAATAGAAAGTACTTATCTTCAAGGAAACAGTAATTATGGATTTATTAGAGCTTCCGACGATATAACTACAGCTTCACAATATAGGTCTTTTCGTGTCAATATGTCGGAGCATGGTTCTTTATATGGATCAGAAACTCGGTGCAAGACAAGCTACTTTTGAGCATGAGATAGATGAACTTATGGGAGGCGCTATTATAAATTTTAAGCATGATCCTAGAATGACCTATACTGTAGGCGATAGTTATGGCCTTAATAGTCGCGGGCTTTTAGGAACATCAGGCGTACACCCAATTCCTAAAGATTTAGGAACCGTACCTTTAGTTAGTGAACATAATAAAGTCCTTATCCCAGGTGCTCCAGGTGGATATACTGAAGCTCAATTCCCAGATATGCCATTTGATTCTTCTGCAATAGAATCAGTTGATCTGATAAGAGATCCAGTTACAGGAAAACCAGGAGAAGTATTAATTGGTGGTTGGGGCGCTGAGTCCTTGCAATTCGTTACTCCTCAAGAGCAGCTTGTAATGCAAAGAGACGTGGCACAAAAAATAGCTGCAAGAGGGATTAAAGTAAATACTGGCACAACGAAATTTGTTACAGATGCAGAGGGGCATGTAGTATCAACTTTTGTAAGAGATGATATTTCTTTAGCAGAATTAACTCAAGAACAATTTGACGAAAGGCTTTTAGGGCTAACAAATGAGATAAAAGCCAACGAGGCGGCAGAAGCGGCTGCAAAAGCAGCAGAAGCAGCAAGAAGAGCAAGCAGACGATCAGTTGTATAGTGTATAATATAGATAGATTATGTTAAGGAAAAAAAGTGTTAAACAGTAAATTAAATCTAATTCCATGTTCAGAGTGCCCAGTGCCAATGAATGTGATTATAAATGATTTAACAAAGAAAACAGACCAATGCCTACGTTTTGGTATTGAATGTCGTGAGTGTGGAGAAAAGTGGGTAGAAGAAGTTTATGAATAACGAAGACAACAAAGACAATCTTTATTTTTTATTTAAAGATTTTTCTAATTCAAAATATCAATCAGAACCAAAGATTAATAAGCCTAGTTTTGATTGGGATGCCTTTGAAGAGTTTATGGAACTCAATCCATCCCCTTCTTTAAGAGAAAAGCTTCAAGAAAAAAAGAATAAGCCAGCTTTTGATACAATTAAGTTAGAGCGCAGACTCATCTCCCTGCTTGACACAGTTGAGGAACTTCTAGAGTATTTAGAAGATAGAAGACAGAATCAGGAAGATTTTTAGTTCTCAACAAACGTAAGTGATCTTTTAGAATTACTATTGGAAAAAAGCCGCCCGCAAAATTTTCGGACGAATTATTTTTTTTAATTTAAAGTAGGAGAGAACTTTAATGGATTTTTTCTTCAGACTGATTAATAAGTTTATTGATAAGGTGAACAGGTCTGGGATGTCTAACCTGTTTGAGTTTGATGAGACTGATCCTATGAGTAGTGAGAATATCATTATCTGTATTCACACTGAAGATGATGAGAATTATACTATGGCTGTTTTTAACACTGATCAGTGGGCCATGGTTCAGGATATAAGCGAACTCACCTCTCAAGATGTTGAAGAGGTGGTCCGCTCACTTGATCCTAGTTCCCCAAATATCCTTACTTTTACTAAGGATGATTTTGGGTTTTAGATTTGTGTCATTATTGATTTGTTATCACTGAAGTAATCTACATGGTATCTGTCATACATCAATAGTCCTGAGATCTCTAAAGATACTCTTGTTGACATGTGCGCCGGCTGAAATGTTTTAATGTATTGGTTACATTCCGCCCATGGGATAACTCTGTTTGATAACTGTGGCTTAGTGTAAATATTGTATACCATACTGAAAGCCATGAGTGGCTCAAACACTTGTTGTGGATGAGGATTGTTCACCATAAACACAGTGTCAAACTCTATACCGTATTGTAAGTATAGCGATGGCGCAAACATACACTCTTGTTCATATCCTATAAATACTTTATGATCAAAAGTATTATTCTTTAAGATAGAACGAATGCCGCGATGGATTCTTTCTCCTTCTTTGACAAAGTTATCATCTAGTTGTGTAAAGGTAGCTATATGGTGATCTGTACGTAGTTGACCTAGAAGACTATCATCTAGCTTCCATGGTGCTTTTGTATCAAAAAGTTTATCTGAACCTAACACAAAGTTTTTAGGCATTGTCATATTGTTTTACATACTTTCTTGTTTTGTAGGCGTGATTGTGATAAGTATTAAAATAAATAATAATAAAATATCTTAGTAGTCGTAACCGTAGTTGTCTGTATCATAATAGTCATAGTCATCTTCAGGATATCTATCATCTAGGTCAAAGGATCCTATTTCATAGGCTTCCATAAACTCTCTGATTTCTTCTGTGGTCTCTAGATTCATGAGAACCTCTTCAGAGATAACATATGAGTAGTTGGTATTTGACATTGTGGTTTCTCCTTGATTTGTAGGGTTATTGTCTTGCGGGAATCACCCTAGCAGGTGATGTAGCCATACGCAACTCCTAATAGGGATTTTTTTGGGGAAAAATTTTTGAGACCAAACGGAGTTCTATAAAGTTATATAAAATTTAAAGGTTATAAAAAATAAGGAAATTTGTGAGTGGGTACTATGGGATACTTATTGCCGTCAAAAAGCTTTAAGTAGCCCCCTGGGGTATACCCCCTGGTTGTCCCTCTGTTTTATAACAAGGACTAACCGTTGGCATCATGGTTATAAATCCCAATGCTAGGAGACACACAAGCCTTAATAGTGTGTACTAAGGAGGGCCATACTTGGCTACTTACACAACCAACAAACCTGTGCTGTCAGATACAGCACATGACCTATTCATGCGGGTAATCTCCGCTGCATCAGAGGGACGTTATTACTACGGTAATGGTGCCCTATGGTACATCAATGAATATGGCAAGAAGCTAGTAATTGATACCATCAGCAACACAGTACAAGAGGTGCCTCACTATGAGGGTACCATGCATACTGATTACAGGGTGGCATCTAGTCTACTTGACTTCTTGCGTCAGGCAGATACACAGAGCCATGTAGCTACACATACTGGTAGTTCAATGGACTATTTCATTGCTCAATTGGTAGAGGCTGCTGTAGCTAATCGTGTGCTGTTTGGTAACGGTGCATACTACGTATTCGCCAAGGAAAATGGAACAGTAATCTGGTTAGATTATGTTTCAGGAAATCGTGGTGAAATACAGGTAACTACCATGACAAAGCTAGGATCATGGCAATATAGGGAAATGATGCAAGGTGCACGCATTCCTGATTATTCACGTCAGTGGATCCTAGAGCACAATGGTATCAACATTACCAAGTGTGTGTACAGGATAGCTAGCTAATTAACTACCCTGCGACCTGGGTACGTCGTTAAACTGCCCATTCTACCAACAACAATAAATTACCCTAAGGAGGGGCTTAGCTATGCATGCAATACAAACCAACAACAAGAAAGGAGCAACCATGAAGAAGGCAGCTATTGCCATCATGGTGGTTGCCGTAGCAGCAGTGTTTGCTGTGCGGGTCAACCAACTCATTAACCCACCAGCAGTTAGCTGTGTTACGGATAGTGTCGTAGCACACTCTGGTGATACCTACTGGACATTGGTCGAAGAGGCCAACTGCACAGGCGGTTATGACAAGCAAGACAGGGTAGATGCAGTCATCAAGCTTAATGGTGGATCAGCAATGGTTCAGCATGGGCAGATGGTTTACTTCCCACAAGGTAAGTAACTAATTCAATCCGTCTGATTGGATCGACGTTAAATGTCCATGAACCAACCGTTTGTCATGAGGTTGTAAAACACATGACCAGTCAGTCAGGCCTTTGACTGCAAGCGGCAATGATGATCCCGCATAAGTATCATCACCAACATGATTTCCAGGAGGACATCATGGCAACAATCACCTGCGGCTCTTGCAATAAGAGCCACTCAACGGTTAACGAAGTCAAGCTCTGCTTCACGCAGAACAACAGCTTCGTTCCGGAAGCTTCAACCAAGGCACCTGCTGCCAAGGTTGTCAAGAAGGCTCCAGCTCCAGTAGTCAAGAACTACAGGAGTGTCGAGCACTTCAACACCAAGGAGGAGGCACAGGAGTTCGTTGAGAACACCCCCAACTCCAAGCTGAAGGACACCGTCAACGTCAAGTACGTGGACGGCATCCAGACCAAGACCTACACGGTCATCGTCTACTAGTTGAATAGGGTAAAGGCCTACCCATTTCAACCAGCTGTAAAGATTCCCCTGGGGACTTCGGTCCCTGGGGGTTTCTTTTTTATGACTAGAGGAAAGACCTTTAGTCAAGGCTCTAGGAGGGGCCTAATTATGTTATACAATCATCACAATACTCACTGCGAATGGTGCAGGGAGTGGGTATGGGCGGGCACTGGTGTCTACCACAACTTCAATGGTGGGACAACACTGTGCAAGCAGTGCAATGAGCTGAGGAACCACAAGCTCAATAGCAAGAAAAAGAAGGCAAAGAAGGTCCGGGAGTTCAACAAGGTCCAACCAAGCCTTTTCAACAACCAGGAGGAAATCTAATGAAGACATACTACTTCAAGCTGAACGGAACCGATGATTGGTTCGAAGTTCAAGCAGAAAGCAGCATTGAGCTGGCAAACATGCTCAAAGCTGAAGGTAAGTCGGGTGTAATCAGGACAACGCCACCAAAGGAGGAGCCACCCATGGAAAACAACCCAAAGCCAGAAACACCAACAACCACAGGAGGTAATTCAGTGGAACCACAAACAACAACCACAGAGGAGGTAAACACCATGTTTCACGGCATGGTCAGGATTGGTAATTCGGATTTGATCCGGGTTGCCACTAACGTACCGCTCATGAGCAGGGATACTGTTGATGAGCAGTTCAACAACGGAGTCTACAGCTTTGCGCTGCTGGACAGGTTCTTCCCACAGGGATACCGTCTGGAAGTTCGTAGGGTTATGGACAACAAGGTTGGTATGGAGGGCCCACTTGGTGCATACAACCCAGCCACCGACAAGAAGGTAGCAATCCGCTGGTCCAACGCAAGCCACCAGTTCAACTTGATGATCAAGGGCAACAATGGATGGCTCGATGCTCTGGAACAGGCTGGATTCATCATCGGCAACAGCAAGAAGTTCATCAAGCGTGCTCAGGAGTTTGTGCGTCAGACCAGTGCATTCATGTACTCAGACGAGCTCAACATCCAGATCATAAACCCAGACGAGATTGGGTTGGATGAGAAGGCAGTTGACGGTATCAGTGCAATCAGCCGTAGCATGGCTATGCAGATGTTCTTGAACAACCCGAATGCCTCTATTGACTGGATGCAAGACAAGGTCAGCCAGATTGACGAAGGTAAGATGGTTATCGTATCTCTGCGTGCACTTACTCCGCACGGACTGATCAAGGGTAACGCAATCATCGTACCAGATGAGCAGATGCATGGCTTTGATATCAGGACCTTTACGCCAAACGTGAAGGCTGAACTCAAGACCAATGGGTTCTACTGGGCTACTATCGAGCCAAGCTATGGTCGTCTGCCACTCAAGTCCGATGACCTGACCATGTCCATCTACAAGAATGTAGCTGGCTTGGTTGACCCAGCCCTACTGCTTACGTCTATGCAGGAAGCTGTCACCAAGATGGTTGCCGACATCAAGACGAACAAGATTGACCAGAACGACTGGGTCCAGACGGTAATTGATAACACTGGTATGACCGAACACCTGGATGATGACATCAAGGACAAGCCATCCATGATCAAGAGCATCGACCAGTTGGGCAAGCGTCTGGCAGAAGCAGGGTTGGGCATCGACGTTAGCCAGCTGCTCATGTACCTCAAGGCAAACGGCTTTGGACGCATGTTCGGTGTGATTGACAAGAACAACCGGGTTGTGCCATATGGCCTCACTTACAAGGCAACCAACAATGGCACTTGGTTCCCAGTCCCATACGCATACCGTGCTCACATCATGACTCGAGATGCTCTTGAGGTATTCGGCTACAAGCTGCCTAAGGACAAGGGCCAAGGGTTCTACCACCACAAGACCCACTGCTTTGTGGTACCAACTGAGTTCTTCATCGAGAACTACACCAACCATGGTGGCTATGACCTTGACGACACCATCAACGTGATGATTCGCAGGGTTGTGGATAGCACTGGTAACGTAGCACTCAAGGCATTCTTGCTGCGTAACCCAAACGACTCTGGTGAATGGAGTATGATCCCAGTTTCCGACAAGGAAGTTGGTAATGCGTTTCACACCTACGGTCAAGTGCCAATGGTCAATGAGGATCAGCTGCGGGCAAAGGTTCCACAGTTGTCTGACCTCATTAATAATTGCACTATCAGGTACCGTTACAAAGAGCTGCCTGGTGTGTCCAGCCTGACGGTTGGAAGCCAATTCGGTCCAGATGACGAGCAACGTGTCCGTCTGTCTATCGAGAAGCTCCCAGGTGGTACTGGTTCAACGGTATTGCCCAAGATGCTTACCTATGCTGTCACGGATAGCTATATCAAAGTTCAGCTGGTGTCTAACGAGCAGATCATTGATGCTGTCCAACAGGGTCTGGCAGATGCAGTCGACATGTCCTTGATCTCTGACTCCAACGAGGATTATTACAAGGGGATCAAGCGTTGGTTGGTTGCTAACAACGGTAAGATGGACTACTACTGGGCTGATACCAGGATCCAGCCAAAGACGGCAGCAAAGTATGGCTTTATGGAGCACATTGCCTCAAAGCAAGAATCCATGATGATGGAACTCATGCTCACCCGTGAGACCATTGTCCGTACTGCCTTTGCAGAGCTCCTTGAGTGGGCTAATAACGAAATGGTTATGCCAGAAGCAATTGCAGCCATGGAGTTCAGCTCAGAAGAGCTCAAGGCTACCCCAGGTGAGTTCAACACCATTATGGAGCTCATGAGGGCAACCAACCCAAGTAAGCTCTGGGCTAGCAAGCTGGTCAAGATGCTGGCTAAGTCCGATGAGATGTATGGAGAGGAAGCCACTGATCGCAAGGTGCTCAGGCTGTACCGTCAGAGCTTCATTGCCAAGAAGGCTAACCCACGTGCAAACTGGGATAAGTGGCTCTTTGCTGTTGATCCATCCATCAACCAGTTGCCAGTTGACTGGTTCATCCGTGCGTACACGCGTTTAGTTGCAGGCAGCTAGTATTTATTATAATAATAAGTACTACTGTCTGCTTCTAAACCCTGCGGGTGAAGGCTGGCTTCAACTCTAGGCTTCTAAACGATGTTTGTGACCTTTGCGCACGGGTCCTGTTTGGTGCGTTCAAAGAAGGGTTTCTTGGCTCAAGTCCTCTAACGGGCTTGGGCTGGAAAAGAAGGGGTGGTATTCCGCCACTCCGCAACCAACGCCAGTTCTCTGGCAGAAAGGAGTTCGCCATCATGGCAACTCTCAGCAATACCTTCGCGGTAGTGGGTTTGAACACCCCAGGCCCGAAGTCAACCTCAGTGGGGCTCAGGAGCCTCAACGAGACGGACGACATCCGTTACTGGGCTTGGGTGCTCAACTCCCAGGTCGGTGGGATTGTCCCAGGCATGCGGGTCACCTTTGACACCGTGTCTTTCGGCAAGGTGCAAACCACCTATGTCGATAAGGCGGGCTTCGTGCAGGAACTCAAGTTCCCACGCAAGCAGGTGTTCTGGGGTGGTAACCTCACCGTGGACGCTCCTGACGCTGAACCTCTCCCAGAGCAGGGTGAGGTCGTCATCACGGAGGCTGCCCGCAAGTTTGCCAATAACCTGTTGGCAAAGAAGGCCCGTGAGGTTCAGGTCGAGGGTGAGGATTTGCCCTTCTGACCTGAGCGTCAGTCCTGCCCCCTCAGTAGTCCCGTTTGGGATTGCTGGGGGGGTTTCCCCTTTTCTTCTAGAGTAACAAACAGCCTTTGCGGCAGGACAACAAACTCCTGCTTTACCAGCGAAGACCACTGAATGTTAGGGCAAGTCAATGTGCCTGTGTCTCAGTAACCACTGAATTCATTGACTAGGGTAGTCCACATGCTGCTGATCCGGCCGATACCAGAGTATGTGGACTATCTGACTTTTTTATTTTAGAACTATAGTTAAAAGTTATTTTTTATTATAGCTTCTAAATCTTAGCTGGAAAAGAAGGGTTCTTCCACCACAAACAAAGGAGAAAGTAATGCCAGTTGCAAAAGCAATCGAATCGCTTGATGTGGCGTTTCGGGCAATCCAGGTTGCCAAAGAAAACATCGGTCTTGTCAGTTGGATCTCACCAGTTGGTGACTTCTACATTGACACTCCACAAGTCATCACCAGCATCATCCAGGAAGGTTCTTGGAGATAGCTTGGTGATGTAAGTTCGTGCGTCCCTCCTGGAAAAGAAGGGTCACCTATTGGCACTTTGGTTGCGCCGTAGGTGGCCCTTCTTGTTTTTTGTTTTAGAAATACAACCATAAGGAGAAAACATGTCCAAGCAATACAATTTCACTCGAGCAGGTGCTCAGGCTGAAACGATTTGTAAGCGTTGCTTTCATTGCGGTGAAACCAGTTTCATCCAATTGAATGTCAGTGACTTGAATAGTTATCAGTCAGGTCTCTATGCTCAAGATGCATTTCCGTATCTCACAGCTGAGCAACGAGAAATCATCATCAGTGGCACTCACCCAGAGTGTTGGAACAAACTCTTCGGTAAAGACGAAGAAGATGAGATTGGAGTCTCGTAATGTCATTCACCAACCGTATCCTACTGGATACCTTCAAGTACGTTTGCATCATGGATTTCATCGGTGGTCATTTCACTGTGGAACAAGGTGATGTCGAACAAAATGGTCAGCTTCACAAGAAGATGGCTATGCGCGTCACAGTGCAGTACGATCTTCCGGACAATGACAGCACCTATGTGCAGATCTTCAAGGGCTACAACAGACTTGATAAAGCTGCAGATTGGCTGTTCCAAATGACCGAAGGTGCATTCACCACTGTAGCAAAAGACCATTTGGCTGAGCTCATTGCCATTGACGCAATCATTGACAAAAGCAAGTCATAAAGATGTTGTGCGCAAGAGAAGTACCCAATCATTAGGTTGGGATCAATACGTGATCTTGTGATACTTCAGATCCTAGGTATACCTAGGTAAGGGTAGTCAACACCTAAGAACACTGGCGGTTTGCCCCACCGAAGCAAAGTTGATAACGGGGCACCAAAACTTCTAAACCACTTGTAAAAGAAGGGTTTATCCCTTTTTTTATTTTAGAAACACAACCACAAAGGAGAAACATGTCAGAAGCAGGAATTGTCCAGCGGGAGATCAAGCACCTCGAATTTGACAAGGGCATCTTGGAAACCATCAAGACCTTGACGACCATCGTTGAAAAGCATGGCAACATCATCCACATGTTGCACGACCGTATCAAGCAACTCGAAGAAGGAGCAAAATAACATGAAGAAAATAATCGCAGCAAACATCATCAGCAACCTGATTTGGATGATAACAATCGCCATTGGTGTGATTGGTACCGCCCTTTTCATTGACACTAAGCCAAAGGAAAACAAATGATGCAAGTAGAACAAGTAACCTACGAAACCCCAGATGCTCAGGCATATGGTTTCATCGCATACAACCGTAGTGGATACAGCCTTCCAAAAGGTATGTACTCATCCTATGTAGCACACAATCACGTGTCAAGTGGCAGGTGCTACATCGAGTTCAGTATCCAGTCACCTACTGGTGATTCATCCGACCATCACAACTACACATACCCATGTGCAAGTTTCGAACAAGCCAAAAAAATTGTTGAAATGCACAGCCATATGATGCAAGCATGGATCATGGAGAACACACCTGTATGAACAAAAAAGTCACTATCAGTACAGTTGTAACCACAGTGGCTTTTGCCTTCTTGTGGTTGCTAGCCGGCAAAAAGAAACGAGGTAAATAATGTTAGCATTCCTACTCGGATTCGTCACTTGCTACGCGGTTATGGTAACAGCATACATCTACCTGTATGATCAAAAGCTCAGGAGATCAAATGCTCGTTACAATCACCCGACTAACTGGTGATTCAACAATGTTTTCACCCCCAATGTCCATCCAGAAAAGAAGGGCAAAGGGGGTGAAACATGCTTCATTGGTTCTTCGATCTCATAGAACAAATATTTTATATATTCGATTCTGGAGATGAAGTATAAAAAAATAAACATAGAAATATAATCACCCATAAACACAATAGGAGAAAATATGGCAATCATGGATAAAACAGTTCGTGGACTTGGTAAGTTGACTGGTTCCACCTTCCGAGTCGTCAAGACTGCACCAAAGAAAACGGTCAACAAGACCAAGGATCTCAAGGATGCATTCGTTGATGGACTCAACTCTGACAAGGCAAACAAGCCTTTCACCGCACCAGAGATCTAACCTTTTCTGGTAGCTTGAAAAAGAAGGGCTTCTTGCCCGAAAAACACACTAATCACCAATAATCACAGAAAGCATAGGTACATAAATTATGTCCACCACATTCACCCAGAAGTTCAATCTTGACACTTCGCTCTTTGACCAGATTGCCGACAACATCGACAACCTGCAGTCCACCGCACGGACGCAGATGCTCAGCATCGGT